GGTTTTGCTAATTCGTCTTGTGTTGCAATGGCTATGCTTTTATCAATGTCTATTTTTTTAGAAGCCCATTCTTTTTCTAATCTTTCAGCATCTTTAATAGCTTTTTCTTGTGCTTCTTTGTCTTTTTTTGCTTTTTCTTCTTTGTCTTTAGACCGTCTTGCATCAATAGCCAATAATTCTAAGTCTAAATCTGTTTCAATATCTGCTCTAACTTTAGCTATTTTTTTTGCATTTTCTGTTTGTTCTTTTTGTGCTTTGTCTCGTTTTTCTTTTAGTTGTGCTTCATAATCTTCTTGACCGCTAGTGATGATATTTAAAGGTTTACTAGCTTGTGCTTTGTACGCCTTATCTTGCGCTATAACTCTGTCGTATTCGTCCACTGCAATGCTAAGTACACCATCTATCGAGTAAGCTAGTGTATTCATTGCACCACCAGCGACCCATGCGATACCGTCTCCTGCTGCGGCTGCACCATCTACCAATTTACCAACTACGAAACCAGCGGCGCTAAGTGTTTTCATAATATTTGGATAACGTTTTTCTACATCGTCCATTGATTTGTTTAATCTCTCAAAATACTGCGGTGCTTCTTTTACTGATTCGGTTAATGACTTAGTAGCCTTAATTACTAATTCACTTGCGCCAGTTGTTTTGTCTAATTGTTCAACTGTTAATGCTAATTCGTTTTTAAATACTTGAAATGAGCTACCTATTGTGTCAGGAATAGTTTTGACTTCTTTTTGTAATTTATCCATCCCTCTAACTAAAACGCCACCTATTACATCAGCAGTAAGTTTTCCATCGGTAGCCATCTGTTTTATCTCAGCAGATGTTTTACCTAACTCCTCACGCATTAAGCGCATTAAACGAGGATTGTTTTCAATCATAGCACGGTATTCGTCACCTTGTAAACGACCACTTGCCATTGCTTGCGAGAATTGTAGTGTAGCACTTGCCGCTTCTTCTGCGGACGCTCCACCTATTAAAAGAGACTTGCCGAAAGCATCTGTTATTTTCATAACTGTTGCAGTAGATACACCGACTCTATCTAAGTCTGGCTTCATTTTTGAGTACAGTTGTGCAGTGGCTGAGAATGATGTGCGATTTTCGTTAGCTATACTTACAAGTTCTTTTTGAATATTTGAGTAATTTTCAGTAGCAGTTGAAACAAGTTTTACCCTAGCTTCTACGAGTTTCATAGCGTCAGCTGTCTTAAAGAACTCGGTTGTTAATTTACCGACCGCCATAGCTCCTAAAGCTACGTTTAGAACTCCAAAACTTTTAGATAGACTTGCAGTTGCGCTTTCAGTCTTACTAGACTGTTTTGCTAACTTATCTAATTCACTTTGAGCCTTATTCGCTCCATCCGTTGATACTTTTACTACTAAACTTGCTACATCAGCCATATTTCACCTCTTATATGGTGAAATTATAGCATAATGAGGACTAAGCTTTAACCGTAGCAATTCCCTTAAATATATCAATAATCTCATTATTGCTTATCATTTTGCGCTCACTTGTGACATAAGGTGCAATGGCGTTAATGTTCTTGTTATTGCACTCTATAACATAAGCCTCACTCATTTTGCGTAGTGCTGTCGTTTCGTATATTGTAAGGTCTAATTGCATTAAATCGCTAAATGCTTTTATCTCAACGTGGTCAAGTGGGTATGATTGTTTGTGGTAGCCTAGTAGGTCAAGATAATTTATTAAATAATCATCTTTAACCGTTGGAAATTCTATTTTATTTTTGTTAAGTTCGTAGCGTGATTTTTTTGAGTTGTCTGGAGTAGTCCGATAGTATGCTAACTGTCGGACGTATAAGATTAAATCATCTAATTTTTTTTTAGAAAGTTTTGCTCATTCAAAATAAACTCTGCTACTTGATTACCAATAAGAGGATATTCTGCGTAAAGTTTTTTTGCCTCTTCAACGCTAAAAACAATCTCTTTGCCGTTGCGTGTGATGTTTTTCCACCCGATGGTTAGAAGTGGAGTGACATCTGTATTTTCTTCTTTGTTTGCTAAAAAAATCTTTTGCGCTCTATTTGAATTCATACTAACGACTGTAATTTCAATGTCTGTGTCTTTGATAGTTAATGATACGCCTTTTTCTTTAGGGCTATTGTCAATCGTATTTAAATCCACTTTGTTTATCCTTTTTTTTATTTTATTATAGCATAATTATTGACAAAGTAAAATAATAATAGTACAATTTGACAATATAAAATAAAAGGGGATAAAATATGAATAATTCAGATACTCTTGTAGAATTTGCGAAATGTGAAAAGTTTATTCGTTTCAAAGATTGTCAAATATTAGGAAGTTTTTTAGAATTTGAAGTTGAAAATACTTTAAATTTAAAAATAAAAGATGAAATTAAATTATCACTAAATAGAGATTATGGTGATGGAACAGTTGAATATTTGTGCGAAGTTGTAGAAATAACAAATAATAATATTAAAATATTTGTTAGAAAAATAATTGATAGAGAGGGTGAATTAACACCCCCTAAAATTACGGAGTAGTGATAGCCGCAGGGAATAACACTGGTTTTGAACAGATCTCTAAAACAGTTTTGTAAATAACTGCTTGATCAATAGCAATAGCAACACCATCTGAACTAACACCAATTTGCATCGTGATGTAAGTAGGATTTTTAACCGTACCAGTCAAAGGTGTGTCATTTAGTTTAATGATTAACTCTCTTCTTGTGTTGGTATTGTAAGCATCTCTAAGGTCTTTTTGCCCCGATGTATCCTCACCATTGTACATAAGCTCAATTGGTAAGTTACCCAAACTTAATGAACCTAAAGACTTTGCTACCTCATCTTTGTCAATTACTTTGTACTCTGTGACGTTACGTGAACTTGTGACGTCTCCGATTGTGTTAATATCACCAATTTCTTTAGCAGTGCCTAAAGCGGTGACAATTTTAGCAACGGTACTTAAATCTGTACCAACTGCAACTAAATACGCTTTTGAGCCTTGCGACTCGATAACTTTAATGCTCATGTTTATCCTTTAAATATAAACTTTATAATTGATTGAAACCGCCACTGAATATCTATCACCGTTTACACCTAAATGCGTTACATCAGGCGTATCGGTAACGATAACTGTCACACCGTCTTTCGTAAGCTTTGTGCCTACTGGAAACGATGAAACATATAATTCAGCACGGTTCGACACGTCTTTAGTTCCTTTGCCACTTGGATACCTAAGCGTAATTTGAAAAACTCCTAAGGCTTCATAATTATCTGAATTGATAAACAAGTGGTCATTACTTGATGGAATGTCGTAAAGTTCTTGATACGGTACATTGATTGTAGGCGTAAAACTAACATTCTCGTAAGCCGTTGCAATAGTTGGCGTGATTGCATTTATCGCCTCTTCAAAGGCTAGTTTTGCTTTAAACAAAATATTTGCTCCATCTTATAAGATTTTTACGAACCATACCCGCAGGCGCTTTAGCACTCCAGCCGTCAAACTCTATGCGCTTTGCATAGGGTAGGTTATTGGTTAGATAAAGCGTATCACCTAACTTAAACTTAACCGCACTTACACGACCTAGAGCTTGATTGCTTGTTTCATTAGTTGTTTGATTAGAGCCTTGATTTACGCTAACCATCCAATTATTTCTAAGCCGACCGCTAAGCACGGGTGTATCCATAATGATGTCAGTTGATAAGCCCATAAAAGCCTTTTTAATCTTAGCCTCGCTTTGAGCCATAGCTTTGATATTAAACGCTTGAATTTGCTTCTCAATCATCTAACAACCCCAACCAATCTATGTAATGCGATTTCGTCACCGCTCCATACTTCAAGATTACGTTTAATGCTATACGAACGCTCGCTAAACACTACAACGTCTCCAGCTTTTGGCATAACGGCTAAACCACTTCCGGCAACTAATAAGACAGCGTCACTCACATCAGCTAAACCGCTTGTTATCTCGCCTTGAGTGGGTTTTGTGATATAAGACTTAATAGCGTACTCAGTAACCGTATCTACTACCTCGCCATCAACATAAGCACCAGCTACTACACTTTTATAAGTAGCACTTTTGCCAAACTTATTTAAAAGTGTTAATGCCGTTTTACGTGCTTTAGTGTCAAGTGCTGCCATTATGACCTCATCGCTTTTTTGTTAACGCCAGTGCTTAATAAATAAGGACTGATTAAACCGTAAACCATTGAGTATTGAGTTTTTTGGTCTGAATATTCAGCATATTTAACTGAAATAACATCTACTTTCTCTTCAATGGTACGCTGTTCAACGTCCACCAATAAATCGCCACTATTTGCCTTTAAAGCAAGTTCGCACACGGCTTTTAGTAGTCTATCAGGATAAACCGTTGAATCATCAATGATGCGAGGAAATGAAAGCGATTGAGTGTCGTTAAGCGTTACACCTTTCCAACTTTCGCTATACACCGCCTCGATGTAATCAGTCGCTTTAATGAGTAGAGCCTCTTTGTTTGTCAAAGAAGCCCACGCACTTATGCCTCGAGTAGTGAAGTAGGTATCAGCATATGCAACCGATACGAAACTATCCGCATTACTTAATCCTGTACCGTCTTCAACTACCATTATTCAGCCTTTTCGATTCTTTCTTTGATAAGTGGTAAAGTTTCTTCAATAGAAACAAACTCAATCTCAAAATGTTCAGCAAGTTCTTTTAAGCCTTTTTCTTTTAGCTTATCAACATTTGCAATTAACTTGGAAACGTCTTTAACTTGCTTATCGCCAACTTTAGTAAGCTTTGGCACGTCTTTCTCGCCATCGCCTACATCAAATTGAGCGTCAATGATTTTTAAGCCATTCTTTTTGGCTAACTCTTTTACATCCTCATTGTATTGGTACGTAGGAAATTCCACGTACCAGATTTTAGCTTTTGCCATCATTTATCCTTATTTAGCCGCATCGCCGATTGTAATCGTACCAGCTGTGTTTTTGATACTAGAAGCCGTTTTATCCCAATTTGTACCAGTTGCAAGTTCCGCATCAGTCGGAGATTTACCACCGTTTGCCTCATCCCAAGTGTAACCTTTCAAGCCTACACCGAACGCATAATCAGCTTGGAGGCTTGTAACAATTCTTTGATTACCGTTATTAGTTTGAGCGTTGGTGATGATGTCACTACCATCGCTAATAACGATACCCATAGAAGCAAGGTTAAGCACTTTGTTAAGGTTAGGTGTGCCAGTTGCATACAACGCAGGAGCGTCTGTTACGACAATGAACTTACCAAGAATATCTACAACTCTAACACCATCAGCTTTGAACAAGTCTGTAGCATTTGCGATGTTTTGACCGATAAGAGCGTGATATGTTGCACCATTCATTACACGTGTGATAATGTTAGATGAACGGTCACCAAAAAGAGCATCAGTCGCATTAAGTGCGCTGTGAGAGATACCAGCTGTTGAACTTACGTCATTTTTAGCTGTTGATTGGTTAGAAATAGCCGCAACCGCACACGCAATACCAGTGTTAAGTTGGTCTTTCATAACTGCCATAGCTAAGTTCTGAGAAATAGCGTTAATAGCTTCCGCCTCATTTTTAAGCATCCAAGACATTTGAGCAGGTTCAAATTGAATAGGACCGAAACCACCAGCAACTTTGACACTTGCCTCTTTGATTTGCGCTAAATCTGTTGCACTTGCACTTGTGTTAGAAGCATATCTATCTACACGTCTTTGTGCCGCTTCCAAAGTTGAATAGAAAGCTCTCTCAAAAAAGTCACCCTCAAAACCTTGAGTCGTTAGCATAATCGCACCGTTTGAAGCACCGTTAAACTTATCTACCATTTGTGTAAGTAATTCTACTGCCGCCTCTGGTACATATTGATTGAAAATAACCATATTACTTTGAGCCATTTATTAGTCCTTTAAAAATTTTTGTTTGATAGCGTTTAATCTATCAGATTTTGAGCCATCTAGTGGGATAGTTCCATCGAACTTTTGACCGCCACCTTGACCACCGCCTGCACCACCACCGAATGAGCTTGGAGGAGTGACTAAATCTTTACCTATGCCACCTAGATACTCTGTGACTGCGTCATTAAGGCTTTTATCGCCTACAAACGCCTTTAACTCTCCGTTGTCTTCTCTAACTTGAGCCATACCTCTAAACTTAGAAATAACCAAGTCTAGTTTTAATGGGTCTGTGACACCTGCCGTTGTAAATGCTGTCGTTAAGCCGTTATCAATGAGATACTTTTGCAAAGCGGTATCTTTGTCGCTTAATGACTTCATTAATTTATCTGTTTCTAGTTTTGAAAGTTTTGTAACTTTGGCGTGTTCAGCTCTCAATGTTTCGAGTTCGTCGCTCATCTGAAAAAACTTCTCAACATCGACACCTTCTGTCTTTGCTTTTGTTTTCTTCATTTCGCCTAATAGCTCTTTGTTCTTGTTAGCTAAAGCCTCATTACCTTTTTTAAGCTCTTCTAGCTCAGCCTTAAGTGCTTCTAATTCTTCCATAACTACGTTCTCCCTCAGGGATAAATTTTACAAGGCTCAGCCAAGTAATTAACGTAATTATAACATAATAAAAAAAGTGGTTAATTTTTGTGCAGTTGGTTGTATAGAGGTAGTGCTAGTTTTTTAGACTAGCACTTAATGAAGTGGTATTAATTTGGCTTCTCTATCCTTTGAAAAGTATAGACGAACACATAAGGGTTTTCTTCCCATGCGCCTTTACCGTTGATGGAGTTCCAAAGTTGTCTAAATGTTCTATGCCATCCGTTCTCATCATAAAGCCAATCTTTTGCATCTCCATCTACCGATGGTCTGCATCCTTCTTTTTCGCAATCTTCCACGCTAATATCTTGCAGTCTTTCAACTCTTACATTTGTTACACGTAAGAAGATACGACACGCTTCTTTTGGCATGAAGATAGACGGCTTCCAAATTACGCTTTCTTTTTTCCAATGATAAAGTTCAGGTGAAGCTTTATAAATAAAGCCACTATTAGGTTCTCCAAGACAATAATTTTGCCACGTTTCCCTCACCCATAAAACATCACCAATATTAAACGGAAAATCGTTATGCTCTCTCATGGCGTAAGTTAGCTTTTCCAATGACGGAGCATCGTAAAAATTTATAGTTTCACCCCAACCATTTCTAATTTTATCTTTCGTAAAATAATAAAAATCTCCAACATTCGCCTTAACAAGATGATTATACGTTTCAGGAACATAATCAACTTTATAATTCCTACCTTTGGCAACTCTTCTTGTCATAGTCTTTCGACCGTCTAAAATAGCCTGCACCATAGGAGTGCTAAATAGTATTGGTTTCATTGCTTACCCCCTTTAATTTAAGTGAGATAATTATATAACATTTACTTTATTTTGTCAATAACTAAGAGTATTTTTCTTGCAGTTCTTTAAGTGTGAGCGTTCTGCCTTGCTGATTAACTAAATCGATAAAGGTAATCTTCCCATCTTTATAAAGCTGATAACGTCCTTTACCTAGATAGTCCTCTTTGAACTTATCACTTTTGCCTTCTATCCATTTATCAAAAGTTGTAGTTTGTGGCACATATCCATCTAATGATGATCGTGTTCCCTCTGGCATTTCGTCCTCATCTATTCCCATCTCTCGCCAAGTTTTTAGAATAGGAACCAATTGACATCTGCAATTCCATCCGTCGGGGGTATATTTAAAAGGATACTTTTTCCCTTTTTCGTTTAATCCTTTTTTATCATTACTCCATGCCGCACCATCTCTTGCTGCGTGTTCGAGCCTAGTTCTACTGTCAAGCGTTGCGTGCCATTGATAGCCTTTTATAACATCTTCCTCATTCGCTTTCATAAATTCCATTCGAGCCTGATTAGCTACCGTTGCAGTTCCAGTCTTTACAATCGTCTGCGCATTCCTCATAGACACGCCCATAGTATTAACAACACGTTGCGCTAGTTGATTGTTCGTTTCGCCTAGTGTCATGCCTAACTTAATGGCACGTTCAACATCAAACGCTTGAGAGGCTTCAAGGTCTTTTAACCATGCGCTAATCGTTGCGCCCTCAATCAATGAAGTATTTAAAATAGCGTTCATAGCACTATCAGGCGGTATGTTCTTAAACACATCAACGCCTATGACATTATTATAAGCCTTTTGCGTGTAGTTTACTTCTTGTTTGGCTAAGTCTTTAAAGTCTTTGTCAAAGTTTGGAACGCTTAGTTGTTCTTTGATGTCTTTGATTGTTTGGCGTAGTCTGTTTGAGATATTGCCACTTTTTAGAATGGTAGTGCGAATATCGTCAATCATAGCCTCGTAGTGGTCTGCTACTTGTTTGGATAAACCGTTTGCGACTCTGGTTAAAATTAACTGACGGCTTATGGTTAAATCAGCCAAGTCCTCCGATATATTAGCCATTCTTTAACCTTTCAACTTCCAACACTAACGCATCAATCCTATCATGCAATATTTTAACGTCACGCTCGTATTTCTCTTGCATTGCTTTAATCTCGTTAAGCAGTAGTTCTAGCATTGTTTACACTCATATTTTTACCTTTTATGAGTTAATTATAGCATAATGATGAAAGGAAGTAGTGCTAGTTTTTTAGACTAGCACTGTGAGGTAGTATTAAATTTTTACGTTTAATTCTTTTTTTTCCAAAGGTTTTGTAGATACATAACCAGTTACAACATATCTTCCACCGCCTTTGTTGCTATGTTCCTCTTCGTTTATAATATATCCTTTTTCTGTTCTTTCTTTACTTACTCTACCTGTTCTATACCATTTTGTTTGAGACATTTTAACTCCTTTATTTTAAGTGAGATAATTATACTTAAATTATTTTATTTTGTCAATGTTTTTACACTTAACTGAGGCGTAGCAGTCTCAATATTAGCTTGGAACATCTCGTAATCCATTTCATCAGGGATTAACTCTCCGTTTTTCATATTGTGATAAAGAACTTGAGGAGGTATTGTTCCACCTTGAACGCCCGCCATAATTTGCGCCAACAATTGAGCGTCCATAGTGCTTAAGTTATAATCAGTGTTTAAATTATATACAACTTCTTGCTTAATATTTTCCCATTCTGCAATAATAGACAATATCTTTTTCAATCCGCTTGACAATGTTAGTGCAATGTTAATCAGTACGGCTCTCTCACCGCTTGAACGCATCGCTACTGTCTCTGTCGCTTCGGCTGTTTTCTTTTCGTCGAGTAGCAATCTAGCACCAAGTACCGCCATGCGCTTCTCTTTAAGTGCGATAATGGATTGTATAGTGCCTAAGCCATCGCCTGAAAACTCCATATAGTACGCTTTAGCTTGAGGATTATCGAACGTAAGGAATGAGGACGAACCAATTTTAATCACTTCGTTTTGTGCGCTACTGTAACCGCTTATGCAAGGCGTAGGCAATGCCGTGAAATGTGCTCCGTGTTCTAAGTCAACATCGTTTTTAAAGTGCGATATGTTTACTTTTGCCATATCTAATAAAGGCGGTTGTTCAATCTTACCTTTTAACTCATTCACTCCAAAGAATGTGAAAGGAATGTATGTTATAGGCTTACCATTTGCTACGGGGTAATATTCAGCGTCAAACGAGAAGGAGCTATCTTTGTTTTGTGTGTAGATACGCTGTCGGTATCGTCCTTCAACTAAGTCAAGTACACGCCACCTTGTGCCGACTTCTACGCTAAACTCATCTCCGTTAACATATTCATAAGTTTCCTGCAGCACGACCAAAGAGAGAAAGCTAATGCCGTTTACCGTTTCATAACGCCAATTTATAATATTCTCGGTCGTGTACAGCCTTGCATAAGCTCGTAAATTCATCGCCTCAATTTGTGAAGCTGAGAACTGAGAGCGGTCAATGCTAGGAAGATCAACGAGAACGCCACAACGTCCAACTGTTAACACTTCTTTGGCGATTGACTTGCTAAAGTCCTCTAATGTGTCATCATCTAATGTAATATTTTCATAAATTTTATTAAGTTCTGGGCTATCTGTTACTTCGGCAGGTTTTGAGAAGATAAGCCCTAGTAGTGCTTCAAGTGTGCGTGAAGTTGCGTTAAAAAAAGCTGGACGATTAACGTATGCTTTGAACTCTTCTTGACTTTGCCCTTCTAATTTAGGAACATAGCTTGTGACGTTTGAGCTTATAACGTCTCGCATTAGCTTCCATGTGCTTAAGTTTGCTTGATAATCTTTGTGCTGTGTGTTTACACTCATATTTCACCTCTTTAGTGAAATTATAGCATAACGTTAAAGAGGTGGTGGTTTGGTTATTGTTTACGTTCTCTTTTTGTGCTTGAATAAGCTCTTTTTTTCGCATTATCGAAAGCTCTTACTCTTTTTAAGTTGTCTTTTGAAAATGCAGCTAGGATAAGCGCTTCACTTTCTGACTGTAGAATAATCTTTTCAATGAAGGCTTTTGTCATTTCCATACCCTTTATTATTGTTTGCGTTCTCTCTTTGTGAAGTCAAGACGTTGGTATTCATATCTGCCCCTTTCTTCTTCACATTCACTGTTTATACATTCTTGAATGTCCTTGTGGTATGCTGTCACGCTATCCCAACAATCACCGTCTTTTACTTTCCAAAGAACTGATATTCATAAACTGGCTCACAAGGCTTGTATTGTTCTAAGAAGTCACGCTCTGTTAGGATATGAGCATAATGTTGTGTTGATTTAAAAAACCACACAACAGAATAAAAAAAACCTTGATGAGTCATCTCTTCAACTCTTCTAACCTCCACCACTTCCCCATTTTTAACCCATTTACTGCCTTTTTCGATACTCATTTGCTGTCCTTATACTCGTGACTATCGCAGTATTTAAATGGTCTATCATATTTAGTTAATCCAAATAAAATACAGAAAGTCTTAGTTGTATCTCCATTGAATTCATGATTTGTAGTATTTTCGTCTAAATGTTTGCAATTATCACAATTTTTACAATTAATATTTTGCTCAAGTTCTACTATTGCTTCATAAACTTGTATATGTTCTAATTTTAATTGTTGCATTACCCAAATATCTTTATTATGCAGTTCTTTTAATATCTCTAACGCTTTTTTCATTTCATACCCCTTAAATATTTGACAAAATTATACTATATTTATTTTATTTTGTCAATGCCCTGACATACCGACACGAGTCATTGGTCTAGTGACTGGGAAGCGATACGCCATGAAATACCCTCCACTATCGTTATAATCGTCAACTGATGGGTGAGTATCCCATTTTTCAGGCTCTCCTTTTTCGTAGCCTTGCGTTTCCATAGCATTGGCATAGTTAGGGCATTCATCGCTGTTAATATACAATCTATCGTGTGAAAGTAATCCATTAACAGAGTTAATCCTATCTCTTACCGCTGGATTTGAAGCATTTACAAACACCGTGTAACCCGCTTGTCGTATCATTGAAATATCTGTTTGAGTAGAGTTTGTTTTTCGGTTATCTCCCGAAGCGTCAGGATAAATATATAAAGTATGGTCTTTTAATTTAGTTAGATTGTTTATAAAATCGAACGTGTCGTAACTTGTAAACTCTTTAACTGCATAGGCATTATTGTTTTCCATTCCAAATACGATAGCCACACACCCACCAACGTTAAAGTCAATCGAAACATGAAGCTCATTGAAGTCTTTAATTGTTTTATTTGTGTAATGCTTAATGCGGTCATAGAAGTGGTAAACTTTATTTTGATTGAGCGATACAATCTCGCCACGTAGATATAAGTCTGCTAAAATCGGGTCGTAGTTGTCTAATATTTGCTGAACATACCCATCAGGTAAGAAATGATTGTCGTAAGTTGAAGCCTTAATAACCTCATAACCTTCTCTTTGCTTCTTAAACCAATTCTCATAAATAAAACCGTTGTAACCCATATCTGGAGTAGTAACGCAGCCAATAGAGTTAGGTAATACTTTTGTTATTTGTCTATTACGCTCCGATACTTTACGCCAAACTAAACGAGCATTATCTATTTTTAGAGTATCAAGCTCATCGACCATACTATGCCCTACTTCATAAGCAATAATACGCTCAGGTCGGTCATAGCTTCTAAAGATTATGTTTCCATAGTTTTCTATTGAAATGGTGTATTCTGATTTATTTGTTTTGTATGGTATGTGTGCTTCTTCAAAGAACTGCTCAAAGCCAGGAATGGCACGAAGTTTAATGAGGTCGTAAGTAGGCATATAGTAACCACCATTTACTCCTCTATCTTCTAAAAGCAGCTTTGATAGCCTAACAACTCCGCCCTCTGTTTTACCGCTTCCTAGGCCTCCAATAATTGCGGGGTGCTTTTTGGTGCTGAAAACAAAATCATCTTGCGCTGGTAATAGTTCTTTTATAAACTCACTCATTAGAGCCTATGCGCTTAAATACTATTTGTGTATTTTCGTTGTTTT